ATCCACTAATTGTTTTTGTGCATCCTCGAGCGCTGCCTTAAGGTACTTTTCTAGTGCCTCGGTTGCCTCTTTTATTTTGTCTGCCATGCCCTTGGCGGCGTTACCTGTACTGCCTAATTTCTTTTCTACTGGGCCAAGGCCGTTATTTATTTCACTTAGTTGCGGGCCAAACGGTTTAATGGTTTCTATGCTGGTTTTAGTTGCTTGCTTAAATGCTAGAAACGCGCCCGCTGCAACTACCAGCCCGGCAGCGATTGCGGCAGCGCCAACGCCAATGGTTAGCGCGGTATTAGCGGCGGCAGCCGATGCAGCAAGTGACCAGTTAAGCGCGGTAGTTACAACGGTTACAGCGTTAGCAATTATTTGCGCCGCCTTAAATCCGATAAGTGCGGTAGCGATGGCAGCAATAGCGGTACCTACAGCCATGAGCGTACCTACGTGGTCTTGCGCCCAATTACCAAAACTAATGAGGTATGGCAGTACGGCCTCAACGGCTGGCAGGATTGCCAACCCGATTGCTTCGGCTGCTTCACTTAGCGCAATGTTAAGCCTCTTAAATTTGCCCTCTGCCGTGTTCGCTGCGACTGCTGCAGAACCGCCAAACGTGCGCGACAACTCGGCCATAACCTCATCAAGGCTGGCACCGTCTTTAATCATTGAGTACAACTGCGGCGATAACTGGCGCAACGCTTTATAGTTGCCGCCATACGCTTTAGATAGCGCGTCGCTTACTGTTGCTAGGTCTGCACCGGTACCGGCTGAAACGTCGAGTGCCAATGTGAGTGCATCGTTAGCGGTAGCCAAATTCTGTGTACCTAATACAAGTGAGGCGAGCGCGGGGCGTAACTGATCGTCAGCAACACCGGTAGCCATGGCCATAGAACTAATGGACTTTTCGGTAGCGCTAATTTGTGCGTCGGTTGCACCTACGACGTTTTGCAATGTCTTTGCTAGTTGGGCTTGCGCGGCGGTGTCCTCTATGGCGGCTTTAACGCTGTAACCAGCTGCAGCGGTAAGCGCACCTAGCGCGGCAACGGCTGGCAAAAATGCTTTACCTGCAATAAACCCGGCACGCTCGGAATTAGTCTCAAGTTTTTTTAGTTGCGTAATCGCCTTGGCAAACCCCGTACCGTCAAGGCTTGAAATAATCGGTATGTTAATTGCCACGAGTAAACCCTAATTTTCTGTTAGTGCGCCGGGCAACATCGTTAATTACTAACTCTACTTTGGCTTCCACGGCTTCACGGTTATTATTTACGGCCTTGTCAATGGCTCGAGGTTGCTCGCCTACCTCTTTGTTTAGGTTGGTAATAAACATGCTGTCAGTGTTACGCCCGGCATGGTCATAGATTGCACCAGCTGCGTTGGCCTGTTGAATAACCATTAACTGATATGGCTTACTTCCATATACAACCTGTTCGGTATGGGTTACCACGCCATCGGTAGTGCGGTTGTAGTTCACGTAGCGCTCTTTGCTGGCGCGTACACCTACCTTTACCTTAAAACCCTTTTGCACCTGATCGGTACGCCATGACGTGTTACGGCCTTTAACTAGGTTGCCACGTCGCATACCGCTTAACGGCTCGCCAGTGCCTTTGCTGTTATCAAAATTGGCCACCATGCTGCGGGCCTCGGCCACGATCACCGCGCCAGTACTTTGTATTTGTTTTGTAATCTCTTTGCGATACTGTGGGTCAAAATCATTAAGCGCTTTTAACGCCTCTTGAATGCCATCTATTTGCGGGATAGCCGAGCGCGACGCCATTACTTACCGCCACGTTGCTTATTTAGTATTTCAATGGTGGCGTTCATATCGTCTAACTCGAATGATATCTCACTAGGCCAAAACCCTGTAGCAACTAAAATCTCGGCAAGCGCTCTACGCAACGTGCCGTTTAGGCTTTTGGGTCTTGCTGTTCCACCACTTCAATAGACGCCAACGATGTAATAAACGCGTCAAGTGTTGCCGGTACTGTGATACCTGCAAACCGCGTAGCCTCGTAACACAAATAGGCTAAATCCTCTACGCCTACACCTTGCGCCATCTCGGATGCTTTGCGCTTAAATTTGCGTTCCCAACTAACAATAGTCATTAGGTTGGTAGTTACTTCGTGCGTGCTGCCATCGTTAAACGTGGCTTTTAGTTGCAGTTGCATTATGCGCCTTTTTCGTGTCGGGCCGTTGCCGGCTTTAATTTATACTTCGACTACTGAGTAAACGCCACCGGTAAAGGTAACGCTCATGGTGCCTAGCGCGCCCATTGCCAATGTGTATGGCAAGGCTTCCAAGTATGCACCAGTAAGGGTCATGGTTGGGTTGGTTGCTGTTCCCGGTGAGGTTGCCGATGGTGACCATGAAACTGTTACCTGTGTGCCCACTAAATTTTTTAAAGTAGCGTAAGTTTCTGAAGCGCTGAAACTCGCATATAGATCAAGTTGCAGCGTTGAGTTCTCGAGCCCCGACACGTATGAACGCGAGCCAGTCCCAAAGGCGGTGCTCTCTAATGCCTCGATAGTCCTCGTAAACACCAAGCCCTGACATTGGTCTTGCAATGAAATTGCGGAAACGGTCACGTTTGGATTGCTGAGGTAAGTGGAAGTCGCCATTTTGTTTTAGTCCTTTGCTGAGTTCTTGCTATTAGTTTTAGCAGGTTTTGTGGTTTCGTTTGTGGATTGTTCTATAAACCCGCCCTCAACTAGCGCGGCAACGTTAATGCCGTTGGCAGCTGCGCCCTCGGCGTCAAACTCGGCACCGGGTACACCTACGCGGGGGCTAATGATTATGTATGCCATGGGTTTAGTCCTAACTGGTTTGGGCTTGCATCTCTATTGTTAAATCATACGCTGGCATTTCGGCCCCGCCGATGATTGCAATAGTTGGGCGCCCGCTGGTTACTGCCACGTTTTTGCCTAGCACCAAACTGGCTAGGTGCATTAGGTTGCGTTGCGCTTCAAGGTTGCCCGGGCCAAGGGTAATAATGCGTACCGTGTAGGTCATTTGGACAATGTTTCCCCCGCCGCCATACACGCTAAACGTGGGGGCGTCTATAAACGCGCATGGCGGTACAAGGTTTCGGGGGTCTGTTACCACTTGCAAACCAGTGACCGTGGTTAGCGTGGCAGCGAGATCGTCTAGCGCCTCATTAAATAGATCGGTGTAGGCAACGGGCATTATGCCACCGCTGGTTTAGGGATACCCAACAGCATTTTAATTGCCGGGCTTAGACCTACCGAGGCACCGGCAGACATGCCATCAAACGTGGCAAAATCCGTTATGGCTCCCCGTTGGCGATAAAAGAAACCGCCAAGGGAAATGGCGCCGAGGGTGACCTGCCCGTTAGGTGACGTAGTAAGGCTGTCAATGTAACCAGCCTCTTGGCGTCGCGTAAACGCAAGGCTGTTGGCAGCTGACGCGCACTGCGTAAGAAACGCGGTGTCGAGCGCCGATGCTGTACCGATGCCTAGCCAGTCCTCAATTTGTGCGGCTGTAATCCATGTGCAGGTTTCGGTAAATGTGATCGTGCCAGTAGACGCGGTGCGCTGTACGTCAGTACCTACGCAAGCGTAAAGCACCTGATTAGGTACAGGTATCTCGTAGTTAAAGAGTAAATCGCCCTCATCGTCTACGCCGATAAATAGGTACTCGGGTAAATTGTAAACCGTGAACGTGCCATTAAACGGCACTGCAACGGAACCAACCGTAAAGGTTCCGCCTACAACTAAATCATTAGGTGTAAGAGTTTGCAGTACCGCGTAATTGCTAAGTAACTGTTTATGTGTGACCGTGTAAGCGGCCATAACTGGCCTCTTTTCCGATTAAACGAGTTTGCAGAATTTGGTTGCGTCTGCCATAAACGCTGCAGCGTAACCGCGGTAAGCGATTGTGCGGCCTAGCGTGCTTGGTACGTCTACCGAAATTGCACCCTTTTGCTGTTCATAGAACTCGAACCCTGCAGCATCACCGGCAGCGTGGCCGATAAATGCGGTGTCGGCTGCCATGTTTTTATCAACTACCAAGGTAAGGCCCAACGGGGTGCCGTTCCATGAGGTTGCTGACTGTGTGCCGAGCGCGTTAAATGCTTGCATGTTTGGCGCGCCAACAAATGGGAACGCTGGTTCGCCGGTTGTGGACACCAGTTTTCCGAGGCGGTACCACGTCGTTGGGTCTACGAAAAAATGCGTAGGCAAGTAGTTGCTGGTGGAACTGATCTGATAAGCGGCGCCGTAAATTGCTGCTAGCCAGTCTCCCGGCTTTGTTTTGTCGGTTACGTTTTCGCTTTGTGTGATTGCTGCGTAGCAAGTGTCTACTGCGTAGTTGTCGGTTGCTTGGCCGTAGGCGATTGCCAACTGGTTAAGCACGATGTTAATTGAGGCTGGGTCAGTCCAATCTAAATCTTGCTCTGACATTGTTACGTAAGTACCAAATGTAAGTTTGCTTACGTTGTTGTTTGCAACGGTTACGGTGCTTGGGTCAAGCGTATTTAACTGGCCTGTTGGCTGTTGCGTAACTGTTGGGCGTACCGTGATCTTAGGGCGGCGAAATGTTGCGCCGCTTTGTGGCATTGCCTTAGTACCGATTGCGGTAACAAATGGGCGGATCGGGTTAAGCCCATCGTAAACGCTGCCAGTAATAATTTCAGGCAAAATACCCGGGGTGTCTGTGGTGGTAATGTTTGGTGCAGCTGCTTGAATACGTGCGTTCAATTCTGCAAACACTGAACCGCCAACTACAGATGCTGCAATAAATTCGCTAGGCGATGGCAACTTAAAACTGCGTGCTTGCGCGTACAATGGTTGCGCCATTGGTGCGGCTTCGATAACGGCTGGGGTTTCTACTGGCTGTGACATTTCGTTAATCTCCTCTACGGGTTCCTGTTCACTATTTAACACTACTTCAGTTTCCTCTTGGTGGATACTGGCGGCTACCCGATCTACGGATGCCCCAGCAAACGCACCAAATGGCACTAGCGATAATTCCTGCCATGACGCCTCGGCAATAACCATGGTGCCGTTTTCGTCGTAACTAAATTTGGTTGGGTTTACGCCAACGGATACAGCGTCTAAAACGCCATCGGCAGCCAATACCAGCGCCTCGTTACCTAGCGTGGTTTCGCTAATGCGGGCCTCGTACATCATGCCGCCCGGTGTATCCACCATGGCGGTAACCAAACCAACGGCCTGCGTGCTGTCGTGACCTAAGTACAGTTTTGGCATTTTGCCACCAGCGTTAAGGCTGCCGGGCATAAACATAACCTTGGTGCCATCGCTTACGGTTGCCTCAACGTTATAGGGCAGGGCCAAGCCAGCCAAGGTACGGCGCGGCATACCATCCGGGCCAGCTGCGTCAATCGTTAATTCTTGCTGGGTTAATTTAAGCATTAGGCATTACTCCCGTTTCTGCGGTGTCGTATGTGTCGTTTTCTTTTTCCATTAAATAGTTTTCGCTTAAGTAATCGTCAATATCAAATTTCACATAGGTTCCACGCGGTAGCACGTTGTCGGCGCTAAGTGTTTCGGCTATGCAGTCCATAAACAATTTTGCGCCAAACATGTAAAGGTCTTGGCGTGCTTGCGTGCTGTTTTGGTAACTGTATGAACCAGTAGCAACGCCCAAAAGGTAAGGCGGGCAGTTTGCTAAACGCGCAATTTCTAACGCCTGATACTCGGATGCTTCAACCAACATTTGTTTGCTTGGGTCTGTAGTTGTTTCCGTGTAGGTAACAAATTCGTTTAACGCTGCAACGGTATTGGTTAAACGCGCTGCCTCGAATGATTGGCTTAATTGTTGCAATTCCTCGGCGCTTAAAGGCTCGCCACCAACCTGACGCAATACGCCATTAGGCAAACTGTTTGCAGCTGAACGCAACCGGGCGCCCTCAAGTTTTAGCGAGGTTAAAACAGCGTTAGGGCTTGTGTATAACAAACCTTGTATAGGGCTAATGAACTGCACGACGTCGCGATGATCTACTGGCAAACCGCTAAACATAATTTGTTTAGACGGTGCGAAAAAAACGGGCCCGGCCTGATCTTGGGTTAAGACCATCGCGCTAGGCATGCGTTGGAACTTGCTCGGAAAACCGTCAGCGGTGCGTTCGGTAATTGCTAAAAACGCTCTTTGTGTAAAAAATAGATCATCAAATAACCACGCAAATAATGTGGCGTTTGGCAGCGCTGGGTCGAGACGTCGTAACCAACTGCGTGGCGCTATGTCTATTTCTTCCATTTCCCGATCTACCGGGTTCCACATTTCTTGGTATTGCTTTAATGGGGTACAACTAATAACGCTTGCGAGTAGATCACGAGCGCGGGTAATTGCTGGCACGCTCATTGCACGTTGGCGAGTGTTGCCTTGTGTAAACGCATAGAAATTGTCTAGTTGTGACATGCCAACATTGCTGCCGGCTGCAGCCTTTACTACAGGTTGCGCGGCGTCGGTAGTTGCACGAGTGAAAAGGCCCATGGGTTTAGTTTGCCATATCTAGTAAATGTTTGGTGGCATCGGCTGGGCCTTGACAATTCCCGACGAAAAGGCGAGGTAACATCCAGCCGACACCGCCAGCAACATTAGCGGTTAGCGCTAACTATTATGGGTTTGCCCATGGCAGCGGGTTTGCCCACGAGTGCTACAGCGAACACCAACGCACGCGCCATAGAAATAGGCCCGGGTGAACGCTGGCTAGAAATCACTACGTTGCCGTTATGTTTTACAAGTACAGCGCGGGCGCAATGTTCGCTAAGTAAATGATCGCCGTTATGCAATAGTCGGCCTTCGAGGATGATTGACCGAGCAGCTGCAGTCCAACGGTTTAACTCGCGGTACCCAACGATTACGCTACGCCGGCTTAAATGCGGTGGGCAATGAACCTCTAACGATGGCACTATGGCCAGTTTTAGGTTTGGTGCTAGGGCTATTTCGTTTTCTACGTGGCGCCACATTTCGGCCATGGTGTCAGCAATAAACGCGGTTACTACATGGGTTTTAGTTCCCGAGATCACGGCGCGCACGCCATAAAAATTGGCGTTATCCTCACCTACCTCTACAGCCAATACACCGCCAGCGGGTGCGGTAGCGGTAGTAAGGCACGCCTCAAACTGGCCCGGCTCAAGCCAGCCGGCAGCGGTGGCAACCCAAGTGTTTACCGATGAACGCAAAAAGGCGTTACGGTTTGGCGCTTCGCTTTCGCCTTGGATTACTTCCATTTCCAAGGTATGCCCTAGCGCGGGGTTGGCATAAGCCCATGCGTCGGGCGTCATTAAATCCATGGTGGCAGGGTTTGGTGACCATTCGGCAAAATATAAAGTACCGGGTACCTTGGCGTCTATTGCGCGTAAGCCCTGTTCTCGCCACCTAAGCATGGCCACACTGCTTTGATCCCCCGCGGTAGACCACATGCTGCATAAAGGGTTTTTGCGCGCACGTTGCGTAGGCAGCAAACCCTGATCTATGGCTTCCTCGGATACCGCCCAAGCCTCATCTATTACCAGTAGGTCTAC